ATCGCTTTCCGGGCATTCTTGGTCATGTCGAATCCCGCATCGATAAGTTGGAGATCGGTAAAGACCTCATGATCTCCGGGATTCAGGGCATATAAATTCTCCCAAAATGGATTTTGGTCTTTTTTTTCCGTAATCCCCATCAACTTTTTAATTCTTTCCAGCCATCTCATTTTTGCTCCTCTTCTTTCAAGATTATTTTACTTCGTGTAATTTATATATTTCTTCTTGACTCTTCCCATGCGCAAACCACTCTTTTTCAGAATATTGCATTGACCAGTTATTGCCGAATTTTTTAAACATTTCTTCCCTGGCTTCATCATATGTTTTTGATTCGATAACATGAAATCCATTTTCATGGGGTTGTCCAAACCCGAAAGTAAAATAAAATCTCATCTTTTCTCCTTGATTGGGCAGACGGGTTGCTCGGCGCCTTCCACCCACAATTCACCGCTTTTCAGACGGCTGCCTCTGCCCTGGTTGCCCCCGTGCCCAGCCGCGCAATCGGCGGTTCTGGCAAGCGGCCTACCCCGACATCCTTGCGGTATGCCGACGGGAGCAAGTATTTATCCCATAAATCTATGATGAATTTTTTTATGGCAGATCACTTTCTTGGCTAGGGCTTTCAGGGCCCGCCCCGAGGCAATGGCCTGTCCTGTGTTGTCATTCGGTTCATCGAGATGAGATCTCCGGGCAATTCCTTCCGCACAAAAGAGTTGATCTTTGATCTTGATCTCTGCCCTGGCTACCGTGAACCATCCCCCCTGATAAACGATGGTCGGGGCCAATTCCGGATTCAGTTTCAGAAGTCTCTCTACTGACTTTTGCATAGTGCTTTCCTCCTCGGTTTAATCTCGGTATAATTCCTTTTTTAATTGCCCCGGGAAATAGATATAAGCCTCTTCAAAGTTGGACAAATATCTTCCAATCCGCATTATCCAATCACGATTACGAATGAAATTCTCAAACCTTCCGATTTCTACATTGCACTTGTAACAAAGGAGACCACGTACCTTACCCGCTTTATGGTCATGGTCAACATGCAATTCTGTTCTTCTGGTATTCCGGTCCTGTTGACCGCACAGATCACAGCAACCATTTGATGAAATTTGTAGCACATTCAATTCTTCCCGAGTGAGACCATAAAATTTAAGATATCTTCTGGTCGCCAATGTACGGCGGCTTTTTGGATTTATAGATCTTAGCCGATTTAAGCGTCTTGCCTTTTCTGGGTTAGCTGCACGTCGAAGACGTTGCCTTTCGTTTATTCTTGATCTATTGTTTTTAGCCCAAAGACTTGCCATTTCATTAAGTCTTTCTCGATTTTTATCTCGCCATCTATTCTGTCTTGCTTGAAAGGCCTCCTTATGTTTGGCGCGATATCGGCGCACTGTTTCTTTACGCCGTTCTTTTCTTTCTTCGGTAGTCATCATATGCGGTAACGATCTTCCTCGATCGATGGGAAATGAACCTTTGCCTCAATGAATCCCAACTTATCCCCACGTCTTGCTATCCATTCTGGAGAACCATGACCCACATAGGCCGCATAATCGCCGATTTCGCCTTCAACCAAAACCACGGTTATTTTAAACGGAGGGACACCTTCATATTCATTCGGATAACATCTTGTGTTTATGCCGAGTATTTTCATGGTTTACTATATACCCAAATTTCTAAAAACCAAAGGGCAACCCCCCCCACGATAAACCAACCCCAATCCCCAATTCCTAAAAGATACCCGGCGCATCCGGTACAGATGCAGACCAAACCCATCACGTCCAGCAGATTCCATCTCATTTTAAAAGCCAATCCTTCCTTAAGCATTCTGCTTCGTACTGCCTCATAAAATTGGCGATTATCTTTGGCTCGATGTAGGCCAATCGAATAGACTTGCGCAAGGCAAAAGCCATACAGAAATCCCCAAAGGCTCCCGGGCTTCTCTGGTCCCAAACAAAATAGATCACGTCAGCCCATTCGATTTTCGCCCGATTTGCTGCCATGATCATAAGTTCAGTAACCTTGGAAGTATGATTATCCAAAACTGGCAATACTACGTCATGCCCCTCCTCCTCCAAAGAGCATCTAAGTGTAAGCATTTTTTCTAAAAACTGCGTACTGCCCATGATTGCAATTTTCATTCTTCTTTTACTCCCTTCGGTAATTCATCCTTTTCTAAAGTTTTTTTAAACATAAGATTCCCTGCCGTATGATAGATCACGATGCCTTCCGGTTTCATAAATCCTGGGGCTGCATGACTACCCAGGGCCCTTAAGGTCTCTAGACCTTGATGCACAGTTGTGGTGCAGAATTCACCGCGAATAATCTCCGGTACAACATAACAGCAAGTTGGACGGACAAAAGGATCACCCCACCTTTTGAGATTGAACAGGGAGAATCTTTTCTCCTTGAGTCCATACCCACGCTGAATGCCCTGTCCCCACCACTCACCGAAGTGGAAACCGGGACCAAGACGCATCAGTTCTAAGACATTCCCATATGCCCATTTTGCAAATCCGTGGTTGTCATCCTCTGGACTGATCCATCGGGAGCGAGAACCGCAGAGAAACGGAACGATTCTACCCGAGTCAGGAGTAATGGCATCAAAGTTATCGGCAATATAAATACACCCATTCGTCCCGTCGATCTTCTCCGTGATGATGCACTCCCGAGAATATCTTGGAATTTTAGAGAATCCCACAAATTCAATCATTTGAGTTCTCCCTCTTTGGAGGCCATTTGCCTTTTATCCAAAAAATGACGACAAAGATTAATCTTAGCTGCCTGAGTCTTCCGATTCTCTTAAACCGAAGTATGTTAGGCCAAACGAATCTTATGCGGATCATTCATCTGACTCCTCAATAGTGATCTTCAATTCCTTTAGGATCTTCCATGGCGAGCCAGAAAATTGACCGGACTTCACTGCCGCAAGAGCGGCTTCTGAAGTCTCGTATTCTTCCAGCCGCCAACCTTCATAGCATCCATAATCAATCGCCAAATAAACCATCTATTTATTCTCCCATCCGATCAGTTTGCTGATCTCCGGCGTGAACCCGCCAAACTCTTTCAGACGTTCCGCAATGCGATCCATAATAGGTATTTGCTTTGCTAAAAGTCTTCTAAAATTCAATCCCGGATTACCTATTGCGGAAGATCCAGGACTCGGCAAAAATCTATACCATCGGCAAAGTTGAATCCGATCGGCCTTCTCTACTTCTTCCATAGTGGGATAGTTCACCATCTCTCCCCTGATGGAGTGCTGACTACTTCCGAAATATCCGATGCGGGATAGGCGTATTGTTTATCCCAACAATCGGTCACGATGACGAAACCACCCTCAAACCTGACTTTGTTGGTGTAGCTTCCCCCTGGCCTTCCCTTATCTGGAAAGGATTTAACCGTTCCGTCTTTCATCTTGATGGAAATATCAGCCAATCTATTCTCCTTGTGGGGTGCCCCATGGGACTCGAACCCACCTTTGCAGGGCCACAGCCTACCGTCCTACCGCTGAACGAGGGGCACTAAATCGCTATTTGATATTTCTTCTCGGGCACCAGACCCACTATTACGACCGCGACTACGCATGCAGCCAGGACGATCAATAACTTTTTCATCCGTAAATCTCCTTTGCGAATTTACCGAAGTTCGTCACTCTTAGACTGAGTTTTGCAAGAACCTCATAATCAACCCTAAACTCCCAAGCGATGTGCATAGTATCCATTGGAGAAAGCCTCATTCCCTTCTCTAAACGATACTCGATGACCTTATCTAAGGCCACTCTCCATTTGAATCTCAATGTTCTACCTCCTTGGCCTCGGCCTCGATGATTCGATCTGGCTCTGCCGGATCTGGAATTTCGACCTGGATGAGGTATCTCTTGCATCCGGAACGTTTTGACCCCGGGAAATTACTGGCGAGGATCTGCATCGAAGGGTTTTTCATATATGGATAAATATCCATGTAAAGATCGACCTTCATTGACTTTTCTCCCATTTCTTGATTAAGGATAACGCGAGATGATTGCGCGTGATCTGATCGACGTAACCCTTTTGTTTCCCGCCAACATATGCTTCCAAGGCCCTGACTGGATCTCCTCCGTACTGATTGAGTAAATCCATCAAAATCAAATTCCCGGCCCGGATGCTCTTGTCCACATCAAATAGATCTCTGGCATTAGTACAAATCCCCGCCTTGACCAGAGCTTTTCCGTGAACAGAATACCTTACTTGAGTCAATCCCCATGCCTGGGCTGAAGAGATCGCCGTGGGCGTGAATTCGCTTTCGGCTCGGATCAGGGAGAGAATCAGTAAGGGATAATCGCACTTCATGGCCTCGGCCACGATCTGGCGACTCATATTCATTGAGATTTTATTGGATCTACCGAATACCCATTGCGCCAAATTCTCCTGATAGGCTTGATCGACTTTGGCCGGAGCCTTCAGTCTCATGAGAAGAAAATCTCTTTCCTCTTGGATACTTTTATAATCTGCCTTGGAAGTAAAAACCAAAAATGCAAAGATTAAACAACACAAAATTAAAAACGAAATGGGTATTATTTTTTTCATCCTTCCTCTTTTGGGGGTCTTACCCCTCTTTTCTTGTAATACCAAGCCAAATTATTGATCCGGATGTTTTTTGTCCGGCACTCAGAACCGCATATCTCCTGTTTAGGAAAACATAAAAGAGTGAATTCTTTCTTACAGACCTTACAGATGAAAAACCGGATCTTCTTCTTAGGCTTTGGCATTTGTCGATTCTTGGTACAGTAAACCTTTTGAAAGATTTCGATTGGAACATCATCCAGACGACTCGGGACTTTAAAATAATATTCATTGGAGAACCCACAAATGCAGGCCACCCGACCACTTCCAAGATTCAGGCGTTCCTGAAATAGTTTCCTGCCACACTTTGGACAAATCATCGTCTCCAATAGATCGAGCCTGAGAGGGGGAATGATCGGATTTTCTGGTTCTGGAATTACTTGCATATCGGTAACTCGCTACACTCTTTTCCATCGAGAAGACGGCCAGCGGTTTTTTTGCCGATGCGATAAACCTCTTGGTAATCACCAAATGGTTGTGTTCCCCTTCCTTCCCATGTGGCAGCATCAAAAATTCTTGCCTGTGATGCGCCTACCCATTCCCCCCATTGTTTAAAGTAAAATGGCACCCCCGCCTCCTGGCATTGATCCCTGACCGATCTTGCCCAATCCGGGTGCATCGGCCTTGCGCCTGGGCCGGACTCTCCGCCGAGGACTACCCACTTAATCAATCGTTTTAATTTCCATGAACCCCATAGGCAATTTATGTATTCGTTAAGTTTGAGATCGATAGGGCCTAACATCGGCTCAATAGAGAGCCACCTAACCGTTGCCGGTATCTTCACTAATTCGCGGATTTTCCTATCTGCCTCTCCCTGGTTTACGATCGTCACCCCGGGCCAAACATTTGGGATATAGTCTCCTCCGCCCAATTTTATTCCATAAAGTTTTCCCTTTATCAGAGTTGCCCTTTTTGTGAGCAATAGAAAAATATGTTGAGGGCAGACCTCCATCACATCAAGGGCCTGGTCGATAAAGCTATTCGGCACTTGCTTATGAAAAAGATCATTAAGGATCAGCCAGGACTGTGGTTTTTTGGTGCGGAGGGGAAGGTCAAGATTACTTTCTCTCAGACGAATTTCCCCTGTCCATCCGATCCTTGACATCGTTGTTAATTGAGCCACCGGAAGATGAATTTTTGGATTTGGATTAAAGGCCATTCTCGTTGATTCTCTTGCACTCCAGCAATGTTCACAACCAGGAGAACACGGGGTACAACCGTCCACCAGGCGCCATAGTCGATCCCAATAAATCCCTTGACCGATTCGATCAAACATTTTTACCACCTTATTAAGAGGCCGCAGAATGGAAGTCTGCCTTTAAAGAAATCAAACATCTCGGCCCAAGTGCTGAACCCATCCGCATGAGCCAAGGATTCACGTTCATCTGGATCAAGATAAATGCCCCGGTACTGAACTAAACTCGAACTCCATATCTCGATTCCCTCAACGGAATAACATGTTCTTCCACCCAAACTACGAACGGCTTTAGTTCTAAGTCCTACGTATAGGTATAGAAGATCTCCCATTTTTGGATCTCTACCATCTTTTCGTTTTGCGCGAATGGTCTGTCTTTTAAGGTCTAATTCTATGGCCCGAACAAATCTTGGTTGAAAATTAAGGGCTGGCATTTCCTACCCCCTTTAAAAACTTTTCTCGATTATCAGCAAAGTATATACTGACTGCTAAAGCACTCCATTCATGACCATGGATCTGATATAATTTGCCTGGTTCTTTCTTGGTCCCGATCGCGCCGAATCGATCAATCAGAACTTGTTTAATATTGGTATCCTGGGCCCTGGCAGTTCCGCAGAAATGGCATTTGATCTCTCCCCGGTAAACTACATAGATCTTAGCTGTGTAATCCAAAAGTCTTTCCTGGAGATGCCCGATGAAATTTTCGGTCATCAGAACACTCTTGCCGATCGGCATTCCCATGTGTTGGATACCTTCTATGACCGGGATGCCCTCGAACTCTTCGGCTACCCTGAGATCGGCCAGAATCTTTTCATTCAAGTCGGTAAAATTCTTGATCACGGTTTCTGTTGCCGTATCCCAAAGCACAAAAGCTGTCTTGTCCGTACCTGGGTCAAAACCTGCTATCCTCATCCGTTACTCCAATCCATTTGAATTTGACGACCTGTTTTGCGAAGACTTTCCAAATATTTTTGTTCTTTGCGAATTAACTCTTCCATAGATGATGTTGCTTCTTCCGGATATAGATTATGATGTATTTTACATAAGACTTCTCTGAGAGCCTTCTTGTGATCTTCCATCAACCCTTCCGCCATGGCCTGTAGGTCTTTGATAATCTTTATCCCGTCTTCACCGTCCTCTGTGGGCACGGCTTTAATTTGCAGACTTGGCCGGAAATTAGAAAACTGCTCGTATGGATGATTAAAAGTGCGACCTGCTGATATAGTGATCTCGGTGATCTTCATATTCTCCTTTCATTGCGCCCCCACCTGACTCCACTCAAGAGGGGGCGCTTCGGTATCGAGTTACCGTTTATTCTAATTGCTCATCTGAGGACTCTATCGCATTCTTGGGCATCTCCTTTCGTTTCTGAATTTCCGAAGACTTCTCCTGCGGAGGCTTCGGATTCGGTTTCGGTAAAATGCTTATATCAAGTTCCGCCTCAGTCCCGATCGCCTGGATCTGGACCCGATCGCCACTATCGAGCGTTAGGATAACCGCATCACTTCCGTTCTTGTCCGCATACTTCAGGTCCACGCTCATGATGACTCGGGCGGGCATCTTCCTGGTTATGTCGAGAATGAAATCGGGTATCATATTTTCTTCTCCTTCACGTCAGTTGGATAAGACAGGGCCAGGAATAGGGCCCTTCGTTCTTCCTTCCCCTCGGCCACTTGCTGATCGAAGATTTTCTTCTGGAATCCGGTAAGGGCCGCGATCTTTTCTCTTATCCATTCATTGGATCTGGCCGGGAAATACTTCATTACTTGATCTCCTTCCCGATCTTCGATAGCAAATCTTTTATCTGATCTGGATTCATGGGTTTGAAGCAGGCCGGGCAGCATTCAAATTTCTTCAGATCTTCCAGGAGCGTTTCCTTCTTGCATTTTGGACAGGTGCCCCAAAGATCCTTGGCGACAACTTGTAGTTTCGGTCTTGCCTTGGACTGTCTGATATTGTCGTATTTCCCCTCCAGTACGCCTAGCGCATTCTCCTGGTTGGCCACAACCCAATCGTAAGTAGCTCGCCATCCCCGATCATTTTCTCCCATCAGAAAAGGTGTTTTGATGATCTTCTGGAAGACCTGGACCCAATAGGTATGTATATCCGGATTCTCGCGTAGTCTGATCTTTGCCTTCTGGATTCTTGACGGTAGAGCTTCACGGACTTCCGGCAGGCCGGCATCGGCGCAAATGGCATTCCACGCCTGAATCAGTTGGTGCGCATCCTGAAGTAATTTTTGATCTCTCACTTCTTCCTCCTCTGTCCTTTCCTGCTCGGGTGGATTCTCTGGTTCTTCTTCCTCTTCAATCTCCGGCTCCAAAGCCTTATTCAGGCGCTTACTACTCAAGACTTTTTCGACCATAGAAATCAATTCTTCGTTATGACTTACTCTTCTAATTTCAGACTCCTGAATCCAATATCGAAACAGTTCTACCAATTTACTTTTTGGCAGTTTCGTGAGATTTGTCGCTATGCCCTTTGCATGTTTCTGGTTGGTGGCTGGATTGTATTTGAGAAAATTTTTGATGAAGATCACTGAATTTTCCTCATCAAAAGCTATCATCTTCTTTTCGATTAATTCCTGTCTGGCCGCGTTGTAATCCTCTTCCGTGAATTTTTTCAGATGTAGGAAAGTATATCCATTCCTAATGACGTAAAGGCCGATTCCGTTGGACTGAGGAGAAGTCATTAGATAGATAAAGAGGATCATCGCGTCTTTACTCAAATACGGAAATGTTTGATCTTCCCATATTTTTACAAAGATCTTCCGGTAGTTCATCGATTCGCCGTTCTATTTGCTGTGGAGAAAACAAGCGTTCTGTTTGTAAAAAGTGCATAGGTTGACACAGTAGATAGTGGCTACCCGGCAATTCTGCTTCTCTCCCCCTGGAGGACATTTAACCTCATCGTTCGGAAAGATGAAATCATTTCTACTCATTCCTTTGGGCAACATCAATTTGGGCATCAGTTTTTCTTTCCCCGGTTTGATCACGGCATTTCTATCGTGGAATGATTGTGGCCCCGACGATTCAAACATGGGAATATCTTCGTCATCTTCTCCGGGTTCCCGGGAAGGTCTTGCCGGTTCCTGAAGCGGGGGCTCGGGCGGTAGTGCGGGAGGAGGGGAAGGTTCAGGCTTACAAGGAGGCGCCGGCTGTGCCAAGGCAGCCGGACTTGTCTTTATGCTCTGACCTTCCCCTGAGAGCTTTTCGGTTAGCTTATTTTCTTTATCCGCGGTCTTCTGCTCGACCGTCTTGGATGATTCCGGAAGTTGGGCGAGATCCAATCCTACATCCGGATCAATTACCTGAATGCCCGCTTCCTGATACTCATCGATGATTGCTGCCTTCTGCCATTCAGGAGAGAGGGGTAGCCATTTTGCCAATCGGCGCATCGGAGTTTTCTTCTCCATCTCTTCAGGAAACTTATTCCATGGACTATCGGAAACATTTTTCTTGTTGGCCAGGGCTTGTTTTTTCGTTTCCTCGATTTCCTCAGCCCACATCCATTCCCACTTAGGCGTTCCATCTTTCATGATCGCCATGGAATAAACTCCGAGCATTGCCTTACCCCGTTTAGAGGGCGGTAAAGGTTTATGAATCATTTTATGATCGCTGCCCTCATCGAGAACGAATACCTCGTTCACATAGACAATCCGGGAATAGCAATCCTTTACTTGATTGCTTCGATAAGCGAGTTCAACATACCCCCGATAGCCGATGATCAGTTGGCAATCATATCTATTGAACTGAGAATTCCAGAACGGGACCAGGTTTGCATGGCCAAGATGCTGGCCGATCTCCAGGCCAAGATTCGCGGCCTGCATGATCGATCCTAAGAAGCTCTTCTGGTCACACTCCAGGAGTTTGGGGTTTATCCTCACAGCATTAACTACCAGACTAATAAGCCTGTCGGCCTTCAGGTGCTTGGGAAGGGCATGTTCAAGCCGAGCCTTATTTTTGGTCAATAGATCTAAAACTGTGCCCGCTGTTCCCTGGACTGCCGGGAGTCCTCCGGTTTCTGGTTTCTCACTTGGATTGATTTTGGTTGCCATGTTCTTGCTCCTTTGTTTATTTTTATCCGATTCGCTGTCCTGCGGGATTTTTCTTGATTTCCGGTGGCTCGGGTTTATCAAGATTATATGGAATCCATTAATTCTCCTATTCAATCAAAATTGGCTTTATGATATAGGGTCTAAAAACTTTCATGGGCTTCCCGGTTTTCATGTAGGATTCCATGATCTCATAAGCCGGAGGATTCCCTTTAGCAAAACCCTTCTTATCTAAACTTTGTCTTCCTGCCTGCTCTTTGAAATACACGCGCATTCCAGAACCCTCAGCGATAGAGGCACTTGCCGAATCCATCATGGACTTTATGGAATTTTCAGCGATCTCAAGAAGACCCTCTGCATTCTCTCTCAGATTTTTGGCAACTTGATATTGCTTGACAGCTTCGGCCCATTCGTTGGGATTGATTTTCTCCATGTTCACCAGTTCACCACGGAGAACTTCCGGCATTTCGATTTGGACTGTTTCTTCCTCGGGTGCAATCCCATTTAAGACGCCTTGCCAAAACTCATTGTCCTTTTGAAAGATGATCTCTATAAGCCGCTCATTGCGCTGTACGTCAAAATGGATGAGTTTCCATTTTTCTGCGGAGAAGATGGCAAAAGATCCCCACTTTTTTCCCGTCACACCCAAGTAATGGGCCAACTGGACGAGATAATATTCGGGCAATCCTTCACGTTCACACTTTCCGAAAACTCCCAATCCCGGACATTTAATCTCTAAGATTCCTTCACCAAGTTTAGGATCTACAAGTTTGCGATCGATGTGCGCCCACAGATGCTTGTGAATTGGATGAAGGATTTTCTGTTTGACGATTTCAACCTGACGGCCAGTGATCTCGCCATATAGATCCGCGACAATCGATTCAAGGCGCTTCCCCCGCATGGCAGCCGGGCCAGTGGGTTCTTGTTCCTTCAATCCAACTTTCTCCAGGAAAAGATCTCTTTTGGTCTTGAAGGGCGATATGCCTAATATGATGGCCGAATCGCTCCCACCGACCCCACCCTTTCGCTGGGAGACATCATCTTCATCAATTTGAAGTTGCCTAAGTTGCTGTTCCATGAAGATTAATATCTGAAGAGATCTTTGACTTCTCTGATCGTGCTCATTTGCCGGTTGGCAAAATATTCATATCCGAATCTACCATCTGACAAGGTTTTTCGTTCCCGATTCAAAAGGAGATTCATGAGCGCATTCAGAGTAACAATACTTACTTTGTAACCATTCTGTCTTTTCTTTTCATCCATGGCTCTTCCCGACAACATATAATCACGCAATAAAAGCATAGGATGGGCGCGGGGAAGATTTTCTCCTTTTAGATAAGCCTCTTCATATTGCATGATCTTTTCAAAAGAAACTTTTGCTGCAAAAGCGAAACACGCCAAAACAGTGCTCATCTTTAAATTTTTAAGATGAGCACTTTTTGAATGTACGATTACTTCATCAACCTCTTTTTTGTAGATTTGATAAATTTTGTTGGCCAAAGATGAAGTAATTTGGTGATGTCTATTGGTACATAAACTACAAAGTGCCCCCAGTATCGAAGCCATCAAGGTTCCTTGTTTCCATCCATAAACAAGCATGCCCGTGTCTCCCACTCCTCTTTTGCGTCCTATGTCACACTTTCCGACCGCAGTTTTTGGAAGACCCTTGATAGCAGAAAAGATTTGATTCGTACCAGATAGAATAATGGCCTCTATGCGATGTTGACCATCAATCAGATGTCCATCAAAAGCGAATCTGATTGGATCACCGACAAATTCCCAATCCCCATGTTTCATTGCAATCGTATAATTTTCAGCCGTCTTTGGGTAAAGCGGCCTATTATGGCCATTCCTCGTCGTCTTGATTTTAAGGGCCAACTCCGGCGTCATTTGGATACGCCTCATTTCTTCCTCCGGTGAATCGATCCACTTTTCCACTTGATTGGCTGACATAATTACTTTGTCCATACTATTCCTCCTCTTTTTTTGATTCTTGGTTCTCTTTAATCCAAGATAAAAATCTTTTCCGGTCTGCCTTACTTGCTATAGTCCAATAGCGTTTTAATGAGCGAAGCGTTTCTGTGCCTTCTGCCTTCTCCTCCGCAGTCTTTGGTTTCCTTGTAGGTCTTTTCTTCGGTTCTCCCTTCAATATTCTCGTTTGCTCTTCCGGAGAAAGATTATCTACCCATTTTGCTGCACGCTTCACCGTGGCCGGACTGACATGGTGCTGTTCGGCTATTTTCTCGGCCGTAGAAAACGATGGTTCATTTTGATCTATCGTTTTTCCCCTTCCCGGACCAGCCTTCTGGAATACTTGTGCTTCCTTCTTCTCCAAATTATATTGAGTCCCAATGAGAACCCTTCTTTGGAGTGGTGTCAGATTCCGGCGGGCAAGTTGATTCCCGATGATCCATATTTTCGCCGCATCCCGATCATCAAAGGTCTTGGAGTGCGTCTTGAATTCGATCTCATGTCTCTTGCAAATCTCATATCTGGAATGGCCATCCAGCAACTTCCCATCCCAAAGAACGAGAGCATCCCGGCATCCTTCTTTTAATAATGATGCCTCCAGCGCTTCCTTCTCGTCGGCTGTTAGGACTGGAATAAGATCTCTAAATTCAGGATCGATCTCTACGACGGGTATATCGATCATTCTTGGGGTATTCATTTATTCCTCCACCACTACCGAGCCGATGACCATGCAGATAATCCGCTCGCGCCTCGGCCCAATCTTTTCGTTGATTACAACCCAATCGCTGGAGGCGTGGAATAGGTATTCCTCGCCATTGGATGCACGCCAGACTGGAGAAGTGACGGGCAACTTGGCCAGCTTGATAAGCTCTTGCAGGGGGCCCTTTAATTCCAATTCTCCAACTTTAGAAGACTTCGTTTCGGCTCGAAGTTTAGAAATAGTATTCTCTTCAGCCACGGATGCCTCTCTTTCTCCGGTTGCGGGCCCGGCGCCTTTCCATTTCCTCTGTGCCCCAGGGAAGTTCATCCCAGGACGTTAGTCCTTCTTCCGGGAAAGATTTGCGGGCGAATTCGTATATTCGCTTCTTAGCCTTGAGTGCGCGTTTCATTCCTCTTCCTCCACTACTGGCTCTTCCTCGTCGATCCCCATGCGCATGAGGGCCAACCTTTCTTTCTTTATGGCCTGCCGTTTCATGAGCAAGGATTCACCCAATTCCAGTAAGTTCATCTGTTTGCCGAAAATAACTTTAGCGCCCAGGGGTTGGATCAGGGCCCGGATGGGTTCAAGACTTTGGGTGACATGGCAGAAGATAGGAAGAAGGTCGAGGGAGGGAATTCTATTTTCCTCGTTTTTGGTCCAGGAATTGATCACCACGGTTGTGATCTCCTTAGACCGCCCCTCGACCCCCAGGATTTCGTTCATCCGGTCTGCTATTTGATCTCTGGAAAGGTTTGAATCTTTAATGGCTTGGCGTAAGGCGCGTTTAAGGTGGGGAACCACTTCAAGGAATGATGGCGTCTTGGCGTTGTCTATCATTTAGCCTCCTGTGGTCATTTCTGACCCTAAATTAGACATTGCTTTTTAAGGCAAAAAAATATAGACTGATTAACAGAATCCCCGACACGATGTTAAAAGTTTTGCCCATTAAATTTTGCATTGGATGATTCTTTATACACCAGGAGTTATCAAATGTCAAGTAAAAAATACGCCTATGATGTAAAATTTTCAGAAATAATTCCACGTCTGATGAATTTGGTCAAGATTACAAAATATAAAGACCTTGCCCCGTTCTTCGATATTTCATCCCAAAGTCTTGGAAATTATAAAAAGAAAGACAAAATCGCCCCGGAGTGGATTTTTAGATTCGCCGAGAATGCCAAGATTTCGATAGATTCTTTATTGAAAAAACATGAACCTGATTTGGCGAACAGCCAACTATTGAGGAAAATAGATATGGGGAATAATACTGAGCACAACCGCAGAGTTGAGGATATTCATTATTGCCAGGTTCAAAACCTGATCCGAGAGACAGGGACGGGCCTTCCCGAGATCGTCGCCGGCCATCCGATCGTAAAATTATTTCTTCATAAGGATTCCTTTCAGCGGGATTGCAACATCTCCAGCCTTAAGTATATCGTGTTGAGCGAATCGAACATGGCCCCCACGGTCCCCGCCGGCAGCATCCTTGTTGTAGATCAAGAAGAAAAAGGGATAACCGAATCCTTATACATTCTCAAGATCAACGATGTCTATCTCCTAAAAAGAATTCAGCCGTTGAATAATAATAAGGTGAGGGTAATTTCAGACAATCCCAAATACGAGACCTTCACTATAGATCTGGATGAGATCGCGCCCATGATCTTTGGCCGGGTGATATGGATCGTCTTAAAGATCTGATACACTTTTCGCTTGACAAAACTACATTTCTGATGTATATCTTTGCCCATGATCCAAGAAAATTTGGGCAAAAGGCTTACCAGGCAAGAACTCTCATCTGTTCTCGGGCTGAATTACAGAACAATCTGTGACCACTATGAAGACCTAGGCGGAATTCGGATAGGTAATCGATACCTTTTCTTTGAAAAGAATGTAATCCATGCCATACAAAAGGGGATCAATGTGGGTGGGCGAGGTCCGGCGGGGACGGCAGAGGATTCAGAAGTTATTCGGGTCCAAGAGGAAGGCGCTGGATTGGGAGAAAGACCAAAAAGACATTCCCGCCGAAAACTGGAAGATCGCCACGGAATCTTCCTTGGGCGAAATGGCTCTCGACTATCTTGATTATTCCAAATCAAAACATTCAGCAAAAACGTACCAGACTAAAAAATCAGTCTTTGGACGATTCTTCGTATATTCTGATCCGGATATTCCCCCAGATAAACTCCGCGCCGATCAAGTTTTCTTTTACTTACAGGATCAGTTTAAAAAACGCTCGGGATATGCAGCAAACAAGGACCGTAAAAACCTACTTGCTTTTACCTCATGGCTCTGGCGATACAAAGAAATACGATCTACCGCTGTTTCCTCTTGCGAAAGATTCCCCGAAGAACGCAGCCCCCGTTATATCCCCCCGGAAGAAGATTTCTGGAAAGTCTACGGAGAGGCGCCAACTCAAGATCAAGTAATGCTCCTCGCCTATCTGCATCTCGCGGCCAGGAGATCCGAACTCTTCCGGCTGAAGTGGGAGGATGTGGATTTTTCCCGCTCTCAAATCCGTCTGACCACCAGGAAAACCAAGGATGGCTCATGGAAGGCTCATTGGCTTCCCATGACCCCAAGACTCTCCAGCGCCCTCTTAGATCATCGGCAGGGCCAAGACGAAAAGAATGAGCTGGTCTTTTTAGATCCTCGCACAAACCTCCCTTATGTGAACCGATTACACCGGATGCACGATCTCTGCCAAAAAGCCGGAGTAAAGTTTTTCGGATTTCACGCGATAAGACATTTAACGGCTTCGCTCTTGGCCAAGGCAGGGGTGCCCATGATCACCATACAGCAAATCCTTCGCCACGAATCATTGGCGACGACGGAGCGATACCTGCACAGCTTGGGGGATCTACGGCGAGCCTTGGAAAGTGTCTTTTGAGAAGGAGGTAGGAATTATGAAAAGATCATTTTTGGTCTTGATTTTTATTCTAATCACTGCTGGCGTTGCCTCAGCTGAAGCTTTTGTTTTTATTTACAATGCCGAGACAGGCGATGGTTTCGTTTATACAAGCACAAGCCAACAGGGAAATGTTTTACTCGTATTTTACCCAACTTTTAATAAGGTATTCTCCTATTCGGTCAGAGGTCAAGAATTGTATTTCGCCGACGATATGCTTAAATTCTTTTTGCAATACGGCATTGAGATTGATGCCTCGACTAGAAGTTATATCAAACGTTATCCTGGACGCACTATTATCAGTCCACTTGATCCGCGTTTTAAATGAAGGCTCATTTGAAGGCTTTTTCCTACCGAAGGCTGCACTAAAGACCATAATTTAGGGCAAAATCATTAAGGCATTTTGCTTTAACTGACCTATTGGGGCGGCAGCTACATGCCAACTACTCTTCATCACCCTAATAAATTCAATATCTTACAGATTGGATATGATAACCGGAAAGATTTTGAAGGCTCCCCTGAAGGCTTTAATTTCCAGGTTCGTATGCGCGCCGCGATTTTCCTATTTGATTAGTCTTATATTTCATCGAATAATTTTGGCTGACGCAATTTCCCTTTTTCACCTATCACTTTTCCCTGCAAAAGCCTGAGATCAACAACTGCCCCATATTCAATGAACACATCACGGAATCTATCAATATCCTTGTTCCAATAGATCATGGCGCATGACATTGGTGCACCCTTACCTTCGTCCTTCCCCTCAACGAGAAAACGGAGTCTCGTATCGTACAGAAAGCATACAGCGCTTGCCCGTCCCCACACATATTCCTTCCAATGGCTGGTGTTGGTTGCAACAGGCACTAAAGCAAGAACTTGCGATCCATAATTCTTGTGGGCATGGGCACACTTATAAAGCCAATGTTTTATTGTCGTTCTATTCTCTTTGTCAGAGCCATAAGGTGGATTCACATAGATCGTAGGATAATTCCATGATTCCTTGAGTCCATTTTTTTCTGGTAGGCGGTATTCTGTCTTAGCATGGACAACAGACCACTCATTCGAGCATGGGTCAAGAAATATTTTACCGCCAAAGACTCTTCTGACTGCGTTCACATACTTAGGAGGCGTACACCAGTTGACACTCTGCGAATTAACTGTCCTTCCCGCCGTCATGAGTGTATCTCCTGCCAGTTCTTTCCTTTCAAAGTGTCAAGTTCTTCCTTAAGAACAGCAAGCTGTTTCCCTGCTGGGGCGATGATGTTGAACCATCCTTCGATCACCTTCATGTGCGACTTGAAATAGGACTGGAGAGCGGCATCAGCGGCAAGGGCAATCTGAACCTTTGTGAACTGATTGACTCCCTTCTCGCCTGTGTAGCTCGCCAGAAATGCCTCTTTCGCTGCCGTCAGTTCCCTTGCTGGATGGAACAACAACTCGTCAATAAACTGTGCAATTCCCGCATCGGTCAGAAAAAGAAGCCAGTCATAGGATTGAGCGAGAACCTTCAGTTCCTTGTTGTGATTTTCGGACGTGAACCAATTGCCGTGATTACTGACAACTCCTACCGTTAGAATAAAACGCGACAGAAGTTCCGAATCATCAGATGCGATAATTTCAGCCATCAGCTTGTAGTAGTCGTCAAGTCGGAACGATCCGTCACGCTTCTGAATCAGGCCGCCCATACTGCCATTGGTCAACCTTATCTTCTGTAACGCGGACACTGTCCGAGCAACATAGGCTCCTTGCTTCGCCTTTTCGATTGTCTGTGGACCTTTCCGCATTCCTTCTTCGACCCCCACCCGCTTGCACTCAAAAATCGCGAATGGGCGACATCGAAGAATCACAACAGAATACTGTCCTTTGTCCTTTTCGAGTTGGTCGAGATACGCATTTATGAAGGTTGCGCCAAGATCGCAGACGGTGCATGAGTTCCGAAGAATCAAGTCCTTGCTCAACAAAGCGTGCGACTTCATCGAACCAGCGGAGATTTCAATCTCGGCAAACTGTTGATTTTTGGAAATCTTCCTTGCTGTGATGGGAAGTTCATCTCGGCCAAACTCCGCTGTCATCAGATGGGTTGAGGGATGAAGACTGTACTCAACATTGTGGGTAATATCATCTTTACCGAACTCAGGTAGCGGTTTCTCTATCGCAATATTTTTTTCAAACCCCCATGATTTGAGGGCGTAGAACGTGATAATCTCGACAAGGGTGCCGAGCGCACGCCCCGCAGCTTTCTTGGAGTCTTTGGCGTAGTGGAACACCTTCTCGGTGAGAACCTTCTGGAGTTGGTCAACTGATGGGTATGACATTCTCCGTTTTCCCTTTCTGGTCTTCATATTCTTTATTTCTTTATGGCTAAATTGGAAGGAATTGTCAAGGCTAATTTAGGGCTTCGTATGTGAGGCGAGCTTCGTATTTGAGACGTGATTGCCGGGCGGGCCATCCGGCGCATCCAGGGTGTCCCGGGCGCGTTGGGTGCGGTGCGCAAAAAAACCCGAGGGCTGCTTTTTGGGCCTCCCCCGGGTGCGTTCCTAAGTTCTATTCGGTTGTCTGATTACCTTTTCACTTCTTTGGCTTCTCCTTTCTTCCGCTCTTTATGACCTGCAAGGGGGCGTCTTCCTCAGTGTGCAGGATGATGGCGGGCTTTATTCCTCCCTTCAGGATAAGTTTACCTGGATGTTGCGGGCCTTCCTTTCCGAGAAACATAAAGTCAACTTCTTTCTGGTTTTCTCTCGGGCTGCGCTTAGTCGATATTACTATAGGTCTCATCCCCATCCTTTCCGGTTTCCCGAGTCTGATTAAACCTCTCTTTTGTTTGGCCAGGGCGATTTTTCTTAGACGCTGATAGCTCAATCAATCCTCTTCGGGTAACATAATTGTTATGACTGGCTCTTGCTCATCTCCACTATGGCACAGCGATTTGAGCCGGTGGACGTGCTTCCCAAATTTCACGCTAAAAAAGATCAGGTCAGCCGGGCCTTGCTTCCCTTTAATAGCAAAATGCATCATATTGAACATATCGCGGGCGCGGCCTTTCTCGCTCTGTCCTATGTTCCTGGAGTGGTCCGAAGGCTCCAGTAAGGCATATACGGCGGCGGTCACTGCTACCGGGTATTTAAACCCGGCTTCCCTTGCCCACTCGCTCACGTCAACCAGGCATCCGTCCTCCATAGCCTGGGCGCGGGTGTAAACGCTTATTACCTCAAAGGGTTCCCCATACAGCGTTACGGTATTACCTTCTTTCGTGGCCATGGTTCTATTCCCCTCCTTCCAGTTCTTTGGGTTCTAAGATCTGATAGGAATTCCCTATAGGGAAAGGGTCTCTTTTTTCCATCCTGTCAACACTTTCCTTTGCTTCTCGCTCGGTCTTAAACCACCCCGAAGAAAGAATAGTTTTCTCGTCTGCATGGTAAAAAGTTAAGTGCCATTTCATGTATTTATTGTACTTGGATGTTTCCCTAACGATGCGATAAGGGGCCAGGGTTCTATATAGGGATTTGCCTAAATAGCCTTCTCTTTCTAAGTTTGGCATCTATTCCCCTCCTTGGTTTCGTTTCCTTCCCATGGCTCGACCTTGTAAACCGTAAGCCATAGCGTGGCGATTATATAGCCTATATATTTTGATCTCCCCCCCTTAGTATCTACATACATTTTTTGGCCGTGTTTCCTCCCCAACTGCTCCATAAGATCTTTTCGGGGGTGCTTCAGGCCATGGAAGGTCTGTCCGTATTGGTCGATGGCCATAAACATTTTATTCCCCTCCTTCTTGCTTTTATTTTTTGGTTCTTAACTCAGGTCAAGGCTTCTCTTATACTGTCCGGTTACTTCGCTCACGTCATTCAGGTTCATGGCTTGCTTGGCTATCTCATGGGCAACATTCCCAAGCTCCCGTCTCAAGGTCTCATTGTCTCTTAAGTCTTTGGCAATTTCCTTCGAGTCGTGGCCGTTCATGTGTTTCCTAAGTTCGGCCAGCTTTTCGTCTATGCTATGGTCCCCGATAAAGTTCAACTCCTGGAAGTGCTCTATGGTTTCCTTTACGCTCTTGATGGTGTTGGCAGTGACTACCTCCCCATTGATAATCCGCGTTGATAATTTCTCACAGCTTTCGGCTACGGTGGCTCGCATGTCAATAACTACGTCTTCCAAGAATAAATCAAACTTCTCTTGAAGTTCTCTTTTAAAGCGCTCATAAGCTTCAATTACTTCCTGGCTTGTAGTCTCGTTCATTTTGGTATCTGTGATCTCGAAGATTGCCCAAGTAAAACTAAACTTCCTCTCAATGACATTGCGGGCCGGGTAGTATGGTTCCAGCTTGTCGGCGTAAAGCGGGTAGTTCTGAAGCATTTCCCTTTTTATTTGTTCATAGCGGTCCAGGAAACTTAAGACGGTGCTTTGAAATAATGCCTTGTACTGCTCCAAGTGGGCCGCGGTATCAACGAGCCTGTCTCGGGGAACAAAGCGGGCGCCACCTACCGGGAAAGGGAAACTCCAGCGGTCTAGGAAGTTCCTCGCATTGTTTTCAACCTGCGTGAAGCTATTCCTTTCATTCTCGGGGATAAGTAATTTCTTTCCGAGTCTCATAAAGTCCGGTATGTCCTCGGGGCTCAATCCCAAATCAGAGGGCTCCAGCTTCTTGGCTCCGCTCCATTTTGACACATTGAGTGTCAGCAAAACTCCATCCTTAAAATTCATAATTCTTTTACCTCCTTTCGTTTTTGATGTTGTGTAGCCTATTCATAACGGCGATAGCTCCAATTTTGTAAACCGTTATGCAAATTAATTCTTCTTTTTCATATAGGGCATAGAATCTTGAATCATGAGGTTTGATTATAAAATTCCCCAAAAATTCAGTTTTTCGCATCCGCCTTTCTCCAACCATTTTCCCCCCTTATCCGCACCACTGATTCCCAGCGGTACAGTCAATAGGCTTGTCTTTGCTTCTCCATCCTGGGCAGTCCTCGCACAATGCGCAAAGTAAATCCCCCGTTTCTTCATCCCACCAGTCAGAGATTAAATGACCAGTCGGGCCAATAGAAATAATGATGGGGTGAGGGTCAGCGGCCTCCATTGGTGTTTACCCTTACCCTTTCCTCCAGGGCTTCCACATAATATTCCCCGGTTCTTTTGATCTCGGTGGTATTGCCGAGGGCCTCTTCAATGAATTTGGAAACATCCAGGCATCCTTTGCCCTTTACTCCCTTAGTCTCTACCGTCACGTTTCCGGCTTGGTCGATGTTTAAGATGATCTTTTCCAAGTTATTCTCCTCCCCTACTCATGGTTAGTTGGATGTTGCGTCCATCCTCCGTTACTTTCTCGTACACGCTAAAGCCTTTCCGGCGGGCCTGGATCTTGGCTTGCTCTACAGCATAGGCTTGTTTGAGAAGTCCTGCATTCTGCCCTAATTTTGAAACTAAGCCTCCGCTTGACCAGGAATCCCATTGAAGGGAGAATTCCCCCTCGCTCTCCAAGAGTCCCACTTCAAATTTAGCACCAGGGATACTGATGGCATGGGAGCACTTGTTTTCCCCATAGTAGGCGCGGAAGGTCTTTTGTCCTTCCATGAATTTACAACCCAAGCGCTCGCACGCTGCCTTGAGTGCTTGAAGGCTTTTGATCTTCAATTCTATTTGTGACACGTGGCTCATATCTTTTTTTTCCTTTCTTTTAGGAATTTTTCAAAGGCTACCGCGTTGGTAAAAAGCGATCTTGCGCAACGAGGGCAAAAGAACTTTACCTCTTCTGCATCGGTTCTAAAGGAAAAGGCAATATTGGATCTTGTGATTTTTTCTTGACAGTATGGGCATGACGGCATTTTAGTTTATTCTCCTCCTTCCGCTTAGATTTACTGTCTCTTGATCAAGACTCGCGGGGATGGTTCTTTGTTTTGCCCATTGCCTCAAGGCTCCAATTTTATCCGCCATGCTTTGGGATAAGGGCATAACATAGGCTTCTGCTTCCTTGATGGTGGTTTGCATCATGGCTGCGATACGGCATAGGCTCTTTATCTCCGCTCCGCTCCATCCTTCGGTGGTAGTGGGTTCCCCTTCAACATGATATTGATGTTGATAAAGGTCTAAGATGATTTTCCGCTCGCGGCTTGTAGGCAAGTCAACAAAGAAAATAGCATCCCATCGCTCAGCGCGTAGGAATTCGGGGGGTATTTTGGTAATGTCATTGCAGGTAGCAATAACAAACACTCGGCTTTTATGATCGTTTAGCCAGGTCAAGAAAGTCCCAAATACTCGGCTTCCGGTTCCTCCGTCTGTCTGTCCGCTCGATTGAATACCGCTTAAACCTTTTTCTATCTCGTCGATAAAGAGAATGCAGGGGCTAAAGGCGTCGATTATCTTGAGTGCTTCGCGGATTCTACTTTCGCTCTCTCCCACCAGGCTTCCAAACATACGGCCAAAGTCGAGACCCGCGGTGGGGATGCCCAGGGCTTTTCCTAATCCCTTGGCAAAATGGCTCTTGCCAGTTCCTGGAGTCCCAAGCAATAACACTCCTTTGGCTAAAGGGCTGCGGGCTATCTTAAGGCAAAATTGCTTGAGGTTGTCTAATCCTCCCAAGTTCTCTAAGGTCTCGTCGTAGTTCTCAAGCATAAGGCTCGCGTTCTTCCTGATAAGCTGTGTTTTCTGCTCGACGATTACGGCGGGGTCAAACTTCTTCTTAGTTACTAGAGATAGGGCCAGCGCGTTTTCAAACTCGAATGAGGTCAAACCTTTCGCGGCTTCTAAGATAAGGTCGGTCTCTTCTTCGGTGGGCATGGGCATCTTGGCGGAGTCTGCCATATACATGAGAGTTTTTTTCAAGGTCTCTTTATCCGGTAGATCGAAGTTTAAGACGGTGAAAACTTTTTCAAGCTCGGTGGGGATTTCGACGATGGGCGCTAATACAATGATCGTTTTTCCGTTTGCCTTGTAAAGATCCACAAGGTTTAAAACTTCTTGAATATTTTCTATTACTTTGATGTATCTATGGAAATTGTGAAGGAAAAGAATCGCCCTTCCTTCCCCTGTTGCTCCGGTGGCTAAAAAGCCAATGGCTTTCAGCGGATCCGGTTCTTCCTTCTTAAAGGGGCCTTTTACCGCTCTAAATCCTTGCTGGCAATCCCACTGAAAAGGCTTGTAGCCTGCTTGGGCTGCTTCCTCTCCCCACTCGCTCACAGTCCTTTGAGACTCGCTCGTTTGTACCCATAGGGCGGGGAAGCCCGCTCTTAAGTGTTCTATAAACATAATCTTTACTTCCTCCTTTCTTGGCCTCTTCGCACTCAATAGCTAATTCTCCATCAGGGCCAATTTTCTGGAGTATGCTTTTTAGGTGATCTTTCCATTTTCGATCAGTGGATACAACTTGCCCAACTTCATACTTATCGCGAACTGTGTAATAGATTTCTATCCAGTCTTCTTTTGTTAGATTAAGCATTTCTTGATCTTTCCTCCCGCTCAAGCCGTGGCCTCTTTCCCGTGCGTCAAGTAATACGGCATTACTAACTGGGCCGCGCAATAGTCACAGATTTCTTTTTTCTGTTCGGCGCCCACTTTCACGGCGTCCTCTATACCGGATACTTCCGTAGGCTCGAATTGGACGTGGCCACATCGTCGCATAGTCACAATGATCAACTTCATTTTTTCCTCCCTAAAAAGACGAAAATTTAAGCGCTGTCTTCGCCATTACCCAAAGGATTATAAACAAAGGAAAGCATACCCCGAGAATGGCTATAGTCCATTGGATCAACTTCATATCGCGGCCTCCTCGCTTCCGTTTCCCTTGTTCTTCTCGATAACAAGGGCCTCGACCATTTCTTTTTCCAGACGATCTAAGACTTGATTGGGTGGATTTTCAAGATTTGCAAGCTCTTGTTCCTGGTCTGCGATTATTTCCCCAAGTTCGCGCTTTTCGTCGATGGCTGCGCAGAGAGGACAAAAATCCTCGGCGAAGATAACCACGGCCTGCAGGTGCTCTTGGCATGTTCTCAACTCCAAAGTGGCTTTGATGGTCATAGGGTTCCTTTCCTTAAATTATTCGGTCAATGACTGTTCCTGATATTCTTTCCGACTTGATGATCTTCCGCCAAAAGTCCACGGTGTTCCAATACTCTTTGGCTTCCCGATAATTCTTCTCATAACATTCTGAGCATTCAACCCAAGCATCTAACTCCATGGCGGTCATGGCTCCATTTTTAGCCTGGATTTCAATTTCCACGGGCTTTCCACAACACCAACATTCAACCTCTATTTTTATTGTCACGACTTTCTCTCCTTCCGAAGGTTAGAATCACAACTCCGACGATTAAGGCAATAATGATGGCCTGCAAACTATCTCCTTCTTTCTTTAGACTAACCTTGGCTGGCCATTGGCCTGAGTTGGCTTTATTAGACCAGCTTCAGTAAAGGAAGAATACTTCCCGTCAATCCCAAGGATGATATGATCCAATAATCTTATGCCCAGAAGGGCCAAAGCATTTTCAATTACTGAGGTTAAGTTCTTGTCATCCAACGAGGGTCCCGGATCTCCGCTTGGATGGTTATGGACGAGCACCACGCTCGCGGCGCCAGCTAAAAGAGTATGCTTCGCTATCTCGCGGGGATAGATGATGGATCGGTCAATACTGCCTGGCTGGATGGTAATCCCTAATAGATGGTTTCTCTGGTCCAGGTAGATGACTATCATTTTCTCTATGTCTGAATTCTGAAGTTCGTGGGCGAAGGCGACCACCGTTTCAGGGGAATTCAGGGTGCGGTGTGCGTCATAAGGGAAGTCAGGCTCTTTAATTCTTCTGCTCTCTAACCGATACGCAAAGCTCATTACTCTTGGCCTCCTTCCATGGCTAAATTCTTTTCAAGCTCGTCCATGGCGTCTGCTGCGGCCTTCTCGATGGCCTCGTCGCTCAGGAATTCCTTGTAATCCCGCTCTCAAGGAAATCGATCAGCGCCCAAAGATTGGAGTCAAGCTCCTGGATCTCGTTGATGGTTAGCTGCGGTAATTCTACGTTGCTGTACTCTGGGTTTTTTAACAGGATGTCGCGGATCTTCGCGGCGCCCTCCAGAATCGAGTGTAAATATCTTGGTTCTATTTTTGGCATGGCCCTGAATCCTCCTTCTTGGGGATATTTTCTTTGTTTTTATATATAGCAAACCGCGTGCCAGAAGTCCACTTCCAGTGTAAAATAATCATCAAAAGTTTATCAGTATAATTCATTGGTTATGAATGATTTAAATCGAAGGCGATGAAATACTTCACCAAGAGTGTTCAAGGGTGGCAAAAAATGTCCATTTTTGTCTGTAAAATGTCAATTATGGAAGAGGATTAGACTATGAACGGGTAGGAACTGATGGTATTGAAGAGGATAAAATAGGAAAGGCCAATGATTATGCTTTATTGGCTTATACTCTATGATACCCTATAGATAGTCTATCGATAGTCTATGATACTCTATCGATAGTGTATATTTTGCAACATAGGAATTGCCGTATTTGACAAAAAAGTGTAGCAATTTGCCACATGAGGCATTTTGCCCCTGTGGATAAGTCCTGTAAAAAAAAGACCAGCACGAGCGAAAAAAAATCAGTCAGGATTTTTCGTTTAGGGGAACTTGGCATCATGAAGTCACGTTCTTTAAAGAAATCAACAAGAAAGGCGATAGAGTATCGATAGTCTATCGATACCCTTCTTATTCTTATTCTTATTCTTATGTATTTAGTTCTTTCTTTATGAACCTTTCTTTCTTGTCAGCTCGAAAAGGCTCAAGTCTAAATCGGCGAAACGAAAACGTCTGATAATAGTTAAACTGTAAACTTCAGATGTAAACTTTAGAGTGGCCGGCGAAACGAGAAGCCTTACAATCGATATCGGATACCGAATGGCTGTCACCCACGCACTTTGCCTCCAAAGGATGACAAGGCCAGCTTTCCAAAGTCCCGTCCTGGACGATTCTACGAGCCTGGCTTTTGACAGCTCCAGGTCTAGGCCCAGGTCCGGGCCCAGGTCCAGGTCCAAACCAAGCTTTATGTCCATAGCCTGCAGGTCTAGGCCCAGGTCTAGGCCCAGGTCCGGGCCCAGGTCCAGGTCCAAACCAAGCTTTATGTCCATAGCCTGCAGGTCTCACTCCCGGCTCGATGAGGGCTTGGCCCTGAATCCCGCGTCCTTTGGCGTGTTAGTTTTACAACATTCAACCCTTTTCCTCTATTAGATTTGCCTTCATGCCCATCCAACCCACAAAAATAGGGCAGGGTAGGGGCATGAGTCATCAAGGCCCGGGGAAGAGGGAGAGGGCCAATGGTTCTACTCCCTCTCAAGCACATGAACACCCCTTTTTATAATTTTTCCTCTCAATTCTGCAAATAATCATTTTTGATTATCTATCGACCCCGTTTTTCCCCCAGGTAACGATTTCCGTTACTATTTGCAACTCCCAGTTTAAAAATATCTCCATTCCTCGACTTCCGGTACTGTTTTTCTCTTATTTATAAAATTTTCCCCTTCACTTATTAAGATTTGCAGGTATTTTGTCGCAAGTTCTGTCGCAAGTCTGTTTTTCCCCCTAATCATCACCTAAATTCTCCGGTTTCCGCTTAATCCTTGCCGTCAAGGTGACACTATCGACCTCTTCCGCGTCTCTTTTTACGTCCGGAAGGTTAAAGTCTCGCCTAAATCGATCTGGCTGATTCACGATCGATGTATTTTTAAAATTTTCCTCAAAATAATTCGTGACAAATCCAATGAAAGAGTGTATCAGGAGATTATATTGATTACATTTACGATGAATCGCGGTAAACTTCAGATGGAAAATTGGGGTCAGGACAGACCGAGAGATTCGATGTGGGATTTAGTGGTCTTTGTGGCGATTATGTGCCTGATCTTATGGGTCGTAAGGGGGTAAAAGTATCTGAGAACGACGGCCAAACACTTCGAAGAGTTCAAGACGGAGTTCTTGCGATGGCAAAACTACTTCGGATGTATGGATTGGGAAATAATCTTCGAATGGAAGCCACTGGAAGATGCGGACGCAGAGATTCATTGGGATATCGCAGGGAAAATGGCCACGGTCCGTCTCAACACCATATTGGAGCGGGGAGATCCCAAATTTGCAGCCTTTCACGAGGCGGTCGAACTCTGGTTGGCTCCACTTCGATATATGTGCAAAGCGCGATTCATAGATTTCGACACGATGAATCAGGAATTCCATGGGATCGTCCGGTTCATCGAGAATCGGTTTTATCCGCTGATCAAAGGAGGGGGGAAGTGAACGGTAAGCGGGCGCGAGAACTTCGCAAGGCTGTTTACGGGAAAAGGTACATTCGGCAAACCGAATTCCTTAACCCGGCCATGGCCTACGACATGACAAACGTGAAACTCCAGGAGAAGGCCGTCGGTATTGACTTAGAGACTTTCTTGCCCATCAAGGTCAAGACCATCGTGGATGCCACGGTGATCTGCATCGGGCCCCGGGCAAAGTATCAGGAGTTGAAGAAAAATGCGGGCACCCGCCGAGCCTAAAAAACTTATGCGTCCCCTGATCCCGGAAGTTATTGCCGATGAGGGCAAATCGACGGCTTTGGTTCAAGTGGGGCGGTCAGCCGCAGTATTAGCAGCCGCCGCCCTGATCAAAAAAGGGAAGCCCTGGGATTTCTTGGAGCAAGAGAAAGCCTTCGAATTTTATTTTAATCTTGGAGAAAAACGAACTCTCGATCAAGTTGCAAAAAAGTTAAAAGTTCCCATCGCCTCAGTTGAGAATTGGAAGGAAGAATACCATTGGGACGCCAATCTTAGAGTTAAAACTTTTATGGGGGAAATGCGGCCAAGCCTTCAAGAGGCAAAAGAAGCAAACGATTTATTACTTCATAGAATGACCATGCCGGAGTTGGAAGAGATAAAAATAGAAAGTGGGAGATTGAAACCGGGTCGAAGATTAATTGACTCTGAAAATCGCTTGCCCATTCCGCCCAAACGGGTATTAAACCCCGTTTACGCAGGATCAAAAGCCCTATCTGATATTATTGGGAATTATAAAGATCTAAAGACTCTGGCCTACGATGAACGCGACAAAGAAATAGCCATAGCAGAGTCGTTAAGGGGCAAAGTTGAAGATGAGTCTGGCAAGGGTCCAAAGAATATAGTTCAAGTCAACGTCCAAGTCATAAAATCATGAGTGGGTCTCAATATATATACAACATAGTGTTTGATTACCGAAACGCGCCCACACTTGAGCGTTTCAGCAATAGCGATAAGCGCATCCGGGCGGTCGTCGGTCCATTCCGAAGCGGAAAATCAAGTGCCTGTTGTTTTGAACTTTATACAAGGGCTACGCAGCAAAACCCTGATTCCAAAGGAGTCCGGCGCACACGTTGGGCAGTGGTGAGGAACACCTACCCCGAACTCAAAGACACAACCATCAAAACCTTTCTCGATTGGTTCCCTCCAGAATACTTCGGGCATTTCCGTTTAAACCCGAATCCAGAATACCAAATGAACTTCCCGCTGCCCGACGGTACTACTCTGCAAGCGGAATTCCTGTTTCGGGCACTCGATAAACCCGAGCACGTCAAGAATCTTCTGTCTCTGGAGGTAACGGGCGCCTGGTTCAACGAGGCCCGGGAGATCCCCAAAATCATCATCGACACAATGGATGGTCGTATCAATCAATATCCGGCCATGAAGGACGGTGGGGCTACCTGGGGTGGGATGATCTTAGACACGAACCCCTGCGATACGGACCATTGGTTTTATAAACTTTTCTGCGAAGATCTTCCGAATAATCTCGCCCTTCAAGACCATTACGAATATTTTCATCAACCTTCCGGTCGATCACCGCGGGCTGAGAATCTTTCCCATTTACCCAAAAATTACTACCAGGATTTTATGGTTGGGAAAGACGCCGACTTTATCAGCGTCTATGTGGATGGGCAGTACGGATTCGTCCGAGAGGGCAAGGTCATCTATACGAATTACTTGGATTCCGCTCACTGTGCCACAGAAATTCTTAAGGGCAGGGCAGGACTTCCACTTATTACCGGCTGGGACTTCGGTTTGTGCTATTCGGCAGATACCGAAGTTTTAACGATTGATGGATGGAAATTTTTTAAAGATGTGGATGAGAAAAGAGATCTTGTCGCTACTCGCAATCCCGAATCAGGAATGATGGAATATACCAAGATCAATTTTAAGATCGAGAGGGATTACGAAGGCGAACTTTTGGAATGGTCAAACCAAAATGTAAATTTTTGTGTAACCCCAGAACACCGAGTACCATTTACCTTCCGGGATACTCCAAATAGGGTTGTTTTCGGGTCTGCGGAATGGTTAGCGCAAAATCCTGGTGGACATCATTATGTCGATTTAGTTTCCAGCTGGAATGTGCTTCCTACCAGCAAGAAATATTTGGCCGGCATGTGTGCAAAAGATTATGCCAGATTCATGGGCATTTATTTGGCTGAAGGTTCTTCGGATACCTGGAGAACAACCATTTATCAAAAATATCGAGAATCCGATATCGAGGAGATTTTGGTAAAAACGGATCTTCCGTGGAAGTGGAATTCAGACAAGAAAACGAGTGGATGGAGACTCAATAAAACATCCATTGCTAAAGAACTAAAAAAACTTGGTACAGCAAAAAGCAAAAGAATTCCACGGGAAATTAAAGATATGCCATCGGATTGTATCTTGGCCTTTATTCTGACCTACACAATGGGTGACGGAAATATTAGGGTTAGAGAAAACGGGGCTTTTGAACACACCATATTTACTGTCTCCCCAAATATGGCGGATGACTTTCAAGAATTGGCTCAAAAGATTGGATGGTACGCCAGTATCCGCAAGGTGAAACCGCAGGAAAGTACGATCATAGAAGATGGTCTTCCCAGGAAGATAAAGAACAACGGTGGATTTTCTATCACATTCAAAAAGGGAGCCAAAAGAGCGGAATTATTTTCCAGAGATTTTCTGCGCGTGCCATATTCTGGAAAGATTTATTGTCTCAATGTTCCCTATCACACCCTTTATATTCGCCGAAACGGGATTGCTTCCTGGAATGGTAATACCCCGGCTTGCGTGATTATGCAGTACGAACCCAAGGGGCGCCTGAATGTTCTCCATGAACTCTGCGCATCCGAAATGGGGATCCGGTCTCTGGCCACGAACGTGGTCAAGCCTTTTATCCTGGCGACCTACCCGGGATTCCAAATCATCTCCGGATGTGACCCGGCGGGTACTCATCGCTCCGAGATCGACGAGAATCTTACCGCGATCATCGAACTTAAGAACTGCGGATTCAGCGTGAAACCGGCCTGGACGAATGCTCTGGAAGCGAGATTCAGCACGATCGATAACTTCCTCACCCGAAGGATAGAGGGTGATAAGCCGGCCTTCCAACTTTCTCCGGAGTGCAAGGTTCTCAGAAAGGGATTCAACGGGGAATACAAAAGGCGTCGGCTCCAGGTAGCCGGAGCAGAGATCTATTCCGACGCCCCGGAAAAGAATATGGTCTCCCATCCTCACGAGGCCCTTCAGTATGCGGCCATGATCATCGAACGCGGGATGAGAAGTTACGAAAAGACCGGCTGGAATACCCAAGGCGCCGTCAAGACAAATCCCCCTTCAAAGTTGGCGTGGGCATAAAAATGCGGGAAAGATCAGTTGAACTGGAAGAAAAAGGTAATCAGCAATTCAAGCGCTACTGCCCGGGCTGCAAACATTGTGTGATACCAAAACGGTTAAAGGAAGAGATCAAGTGGTTTATGAAAGATAACCGGAAAAGGATTCAAACCGATGTCTAACGGACTCGTACCGGTGAAGACACCGGACCAAGTTACCCAAGAGAAAATCAAGGCGGGCGAAATCCCCATTGCTACAGCTACGGCAATTCCCGATTCGGCCCTTTCTTCTTTGGCTGCCCATATCCGCAGATTCTGGTCGGCGGCAGTAAAGGCGAAGAAAGCTCCCGAAGATCAGATGTTAAAGAACCTGCGGCAGATCGAGGGGATTTATGAACCGGATGTAGCGGCGGCCATCAAGGAAGTGGATGCCCCCATGATCTATGCCAAACTTACAGATGCCAAATGCCGCTCAGCCATCGCCTGGATCAAAGAAGTTATTATTCAGCCGCAACCACCTTGGTCCATTGAAACTACTCCCGAACCTGATATGCCGGATACGGTCATCGCGCAGATTCGGAATACTTTCATCCAAGAAGCCTTCTCCACCCTTATGACCTCGATGAGTCAATCGGGACAACCTGTTGACCCCATGATGGTCTTCTCACAGGTCCGACAGATGATCCCGGTATTTGAAGAGGAAATGAAAAAGATCGTTCTTAAGAAGGCCAAGGAGATCACGCAGAAATTAAAAGTCACGATCGATGATCGTCTTGTAGAAGGCGGTTGGTATGAAGCTCTTGAAGACTGTATTCCCGATATCGTGCAGTTAAAGGCCGGATTTATTAAGGGGCCCGTCTATCGCAAAGAGAAAGTAAAAAAGCCAGAACAAAGTGAAGAGGGGAAATTCAAGATCGTTTACAAAGATCAGGTCATCCCGAAATACGAGTGGCGGTCTGCATTTAATATTTATCCATCCCCCGATTCCACGGGCATCAACGACGGGGGGGTGATCGATTTGATTTCCATCCGATCCCGGGATCTCCACGGACTTATCGGGGTTGAGGGATTCAAGAAGGAAGAGATTGAAGCGGTCATTACAGATTACGGAACTGGAGGTCTCCAGGAGTGGACCAAAAAGGCCGCCGAGATGGAAGTGGCTATGATTCAGGGCATAGATTCGTCCTCCGTCTGGCAATCCCAAAAGATCGACTGTCTGGAATATTGGGATGTTGTGTCCGGTAAGATGTTGATCGAATGGGGGATGACCAAAAAAGAAATTCCCGATCCGACCAAACAATATCCGATCTGCGCCTGGCTGATTGGCACGCATGTTATCAAAGCCATGCTCAATGAAGATCCCCTCGGCAAGATACCATTTCATAAAGTTTCCTTCAACGAAAAGCCTGGCGTCTTTTGGGGAGAAGGTTTACCGGAACTCATCGCCGATATCATACGCTCCCTCAATGCCTGCTTCCGGGCGATTCTATACAATATCGGAGTTGGATCTGGTCCTCAAACCGAAATTGATCAGGATCGATTGGCCCCCGGCGAATCTCCCAAACTCTGGCCGTGGAGGGTATGGCTTACCAAAAATGAAACCATGCTCAATCAGCCGGCCATCCGGTTTTATGCCCCTCCGATGGTCGTGGAGAGATTGATCAGCGCGTTCAACTTCTATTCTAAATTGGTTGACGAATACTCGGGTGTTCCCGCTTACGCTCATGGAGATCCGCAAGTAGGCGGTGCCGGGAATACGGCCTCTGGACTTTCCATGTTGATCACCCAGGCGGCCCGGGGGATCAAGAACGTCATCAAGAATATCGACCGCAATTTGATTGAACCTACAGTGACAGCGCAGTTCGAGATGACGATCGGAGACGAACAGAATATCGGTCTGATCCCGGATTACAAGATCATAGCCCGCGGATCTTCCACCCTGATCGCCAAGGAACAGCAAGCGATTCGGAGAACCGAATTCCTGGCCATAACCAATAATCCACTGGATTCGCAGATCATGGGCGCGGAGGGGAGGAGCTACCTTCTGGAAGCTGCGGCCCAACCCCTCGACCTTGATCTCGACAAACTTCTTCCAAACAGAAATAACCCACAGGCGCAGTTACCGCAGCAAGCTATTGCTTCACCTGCTGCGCCTCAGACTTTGAATGCGGGGGGCGAACCGGTGGTGGGAACCGACTTTCGCCAGTTTGGTCAAAGATAAGGGGAAAATATGACCAGAGAGGACGAGAAATTTTACAAGGCGGTGATCAGTTTGCAGGGGAACTTCGATTTTGAAACCGTCCGGGACCGGATCAAAGGGATGAGAAGCATAATTGCCTTCAGTTGGTATAAACAGAATCCTGATCAATACGAACGACTCGCCGGGCAAGCCCAGGCATTGGCCAGAATTATTTCTGATTTGGATGCGACAAAGGCCATGTTCGAACTGGATGCAGCTAAAAACGCAACCGAAAAACCAAATCCGGGGAGCACCCTGTGAAGGTGAAGCGTTGCAAAAAATGCGGTAGGCCATTGGCGGAATGTAATCCAGAAG